TGAGTATTGCTTTATTGAGATTTCCATTTATTCAGGTTTAGTGGTTAAAGTACAATTCAAGAAGCTGGCAGCGTTCACCGCCTTAATAACGTCTATATCGCTTGCAGATGAGTAATTTATCGGGTTACTTACTGTAACATTCTCCTGCAACGCTTCACGCATCTGCTGTAATTCTGTTGGTGTGTATTCGTGTCCTTGGTATGTCATAACTTTTAGTTTATTTTGTAAATAATTTGTTTACTTGCGCAACTACTGGCGATTTAATAGGTTCGCTTACTTTACCCTCATACTTTTTTAGTTTTTCGGTTAATCTATAAAGCCTGCGTTGGTATGCTGTAGCTGATTTACCTTGCGTTTGCAGGTGGTTAATAATGTTTTTGCACATTTCTATACCACATCTACAATCGGCAGCATCTGTGCAATTTTCAGCTTTTAAGTATGGATTTATCGTGTTCATTTTTTGTTTTTTGTGGGTTAATCAAGATATTGAAGGATAACAACGTCATTAGTTTTTGCTATCATTTGAAGGGCTGCAAAAGTTACATAATACCTGTACCAACCTTTTTTGGCGTTGGGCATGTTGTTTGCTCCGTAAGCATCAACAATACCGTTTGCTGTTACACCTCTTTTTACTGTTATAAGCTCCTTAGATGTAACCCTATATTTACCTATAGAGTAGGTAGCTATTATAGTTGCAGTTGGTTCGCTTTTCTGCATTTCTGGATAATGGTTTGTGATTGCCATAACTTTTATTTTTTTCGTTCGTTTTAGGTAATTAGCTCATTAATTGAATTTGGTGGCTATAGCCATTTAGGTAAGCATTTTTTAATATTTTTTTATCAAAAAGCGGCTTTATCGTAGCAAATGACATATGATACACACGGCCTGAGTTAATCCAGCTAATTGCATTTAGATTGTCCGTTGACCTAAATACTATACCTCCGTTAATTAAGTGTTCCATAATTAATTTTGTAGTGCCTTTCATTTCCAGTTCGTTTTAGGATACAAAGGTAGTGTATAGTATTTATAGTGTATAATGTGTACTGTCATTTAATTGTCACAAAGTGTACGTAGATACACATTTCTACTTAATATTGCCTACCCGGTATGCTGAGAGTAGATGCGGAGAGCCGATTGAAGGCCACGCACTCGCTTACGTAGCCTTCACGCAGCTAACACGTAGCGGGGGAAATGCTACTAAAAAGTTCGGCACGATATGCGACTGATCCTGTTAACAGGCAGGCCGTTTATTACTGGTTTATCGAGAGATTCCAGACGTAGAGAGGGGGCGTGTTGTGCCTTGCCGGTAACGGGTGGGTAATAATACAGGCTATCAATATGGGTTTTGTAGTGAAATTTGAGTGATAAATAACACTTATGGCAAACGTAGGAGGCAGGCCGACAAAGTACCAGGTTGCATACAATAAGCAGGTTTTCAGGCTTGCATTATTGGGCGCTAGCATGGAAGAAATAGCAAAGTTTTTTGATGTACACATAGATACTTTGTATGAGTGGCAAAGCGTTTATCCGAGGTTTTCCGAAGCATTAAAAAACGGTAGGGAAACAGCCGATGCCAAAGTGGCAGATAGTTTATATAATCGGGCATTGGGCTATTCAGTAACAGAAAGGAGTGTTGAAGAAAGTGAAGACGGTGTTAAGACAAAGAACACAAAGAAGCACATACCGGCAGATACTACGGCTGCAATATTTTGGCTAAAGAATAGGCAGCGCGACAAGTGGAAGGATAAGCAGATTATAGAATCAACCAATACTACTACCAACATCAACAGCGAGCCTGTACCGGTGGACAGGATAAAAGAGATCAGCAAAGCCCTTGACGATGACTATTGAGCAGCAAGTCGCACATGTAAAGTGTAAGCAGTCATTGTTATTCAGTACCAGGTACCACTTTAAAAACCTCAATAACAGGAAGTACCAGGTACATGGCTACATAAATACAATAGCTGAAGCACTGGAAAAGGTGTACAGGGGTGAAATCACGAAGCTAACTATCTCGGTTGCGCCCAGGTTGGGCAAGACTAAGATAGCAGTACAACACTTTATTGCGCATGGACTTGAGCTCAACCCGGCTGCAAAATTTATACACCTTACCGCTAGTGATAGCCTTGCACATGATAACAGCGAAGAAACAAAGAACATAGTTAAATCGGCTGAGTACATGGAAGTGAATCCGCATGTACGCATTAAGCAAGACACGGACAGTCGAAAGAAATGGTACACTACAGCAGGCGGGGGCTTGTATGCCTTATCTGCCGGGGGACAAGTTACGGGCTTCGGTGCCGGTATAAGGGATATGGAAGATGAAGAGTTTACCGCATACCTAGCAACATGTACGTTCGGCATATCTGAAACATTTGGCGGGGCGATAGTTATAGACGATGCTATTAAACCCGAAGATGCGAACAGTGACCTAAAGCGTGAGGCAGTTAACAGGCGGTATGTATCAACAATAAAGAACCGTAGGAACAGTACCAAAACACCAATAATAATTATTGCGCAAAGGGTTCACAAGATGGACCTAATAGGCTACGTAAACGCTATTGAGCCTGGCGAATGGGTGAACGTGGTTATTCCTGAATTGTGGTTTGATGATAACAATATACCGCAATGCCTTGATCCGAAAGTAAGGCCCGTAAGCGAATTACTAGCCATGCGTGACAGCAACGAAGCCGAGGTAAGGTACATTTTCCAAACGCAACACCAGCAGAATCCACAGACGCGCGAAGGGTTGATGTTTCCACTAGAAGATATGAAAACATACAACCCTGCAAACTTCAATCCGCTTGAACACGCAGAGGTAAGGTATATGTATGTTGACCCAGCAGACACTGGCACAGACGATTTAGCAGCCCCACAAGTGGCATTGATTGGCAGCGACGTGTACTTATTCGATGTAGTGTATAACAAGAAGGGAGCCGATTACAATCAGGCGGTTATGATTGATAAAATGACTGCCAATAAGATTGACAATGTAGAGTTTGAAGGTATCTCAGCTTGGAAAATAATGGGTGTCAACCTTCGTAATTCACTGGTACAAAAAGGATGGGAGGGCGAATTCAGAATTATAAAATCAACCACCAACAAGCACACCAGGATAAACGCTAACCATTCATGGGTTAAGCGTCACCTGTACTTACGCTCTGATTGGGCAGAGATACCGGAGTATAGACGGTTTGTTGAAAACCTTACCGCATACTTGATTGACCAAAGTAAAGGCGGTAACGCGCATGACGATGCACCGGACGCAATGGCAGGCGTAGCCATGTACTTTCAGCGCAACTACGGGCACTTATACACTATGGGGGGTGGGTAACATGTATTTTCGCATGCGTTGGCTTATGTGCAATTTTGTTAGGCAATGACAGGCAAGCAAGTAGAGATAATGCGGAATTACAAGACCTATATTGACAACTCAAATGTTGATAGGTTGCCAAGTACATTCAATTTCTATTCTACCAGCTTCGACCTTTCGGCTATTTGGGGCGAATATACAGACGGTAACTTAGTTAGGCTATTCCATGAAGTAGCTGAGATATACGCGCCTACGTCAATTATCGCAGACAGGGTAGCCGGGGCAAACTGGCAGCTACGTAAACTATCTGACGATTCTATAGTTACCAACAATAAGTACATGGAAAGGCTAATGCAACAGCCTAACCCTATTCAGAATTGGCAGGACTTTATACAGATGTCAGAGATTTACGAGTTAATCACTGGTAAGTCTTACATCTATGCCAATGTACCTACAGGTATGCAGGTTAGTTACCGCAACATTGCAACGCTAATCAATCTACCATCAGACGGGGTTCAGATTCAGTTACAGCCAATATTGAAGTTGCTTTCCGCAACAACCAAAGAGGATTTAATACAACATTACTTATGTTCGGACGGGTGGAACGGCTTAAATACAATCATGCCTGAGTTTGTGCTATACTCAAAATTCAGCAGCATAGAATCACGCGATTACGGTATTATTGGCAAATCTCCACTACTATCAGCACAAAAGGCGGTAAGTAACCTACTAGCTGTTTACTCAGCTAGAAACGTGATATACACCAAGCGCGGTGCGTTGGGCATGTTGGTAAGCAAGAAGGGTGACGATACCGGGTTGCAGCCACTGACGGCAAACGAAAAGAAACGAGCTATTGACGATTACAATAACACCTATGGTGTGACTAATAGCAAGTCACCTGTAGGTATTACAGATGTGCCATTAGAGTTCATTAAGATTGCTGCAACTATTCAGGAGCTTGAGCCATTCACGGAAACCGAACACGATGCAGCTGCTATATATGCTACTTACAAGGTACCAAGGGAGTTAATGCCAAGGCAAGAAGGTAGCAAATACGAAAACCAGGCAGCAGCGGAGAAGTCTGTTTATGAGAATGTAGTTATACCGAGGGCGCAAAAGAAGGCCCAAAGCCTAACTAATTTCCTGAAACTTAATGAAATGGGTATGTACTTACATGCTGATTTCAGTCACGTTAATGTACTCCAAGAAAATAAAAAGGAGAAGGCCGAAGTGGATTGGCGCAATAACGAAACATGTAGAGTACAGTTTATTCATGGGTTGATCACGCTCAATGATTGGCGTATTAAACTAGGGTATCAGGCTATTGCTAATAGCTTCTACGAAAAACTACTATACGACATGTCTCCAGAAGAACTGGCAAAGGTCATGGAAATAATTAAATTGAAAGGCAATGATGGAAGCACTCAGCAACAAAATGTTTCACCCGACCAACAACAAAATAACGCACAATGACACTACAGGAATTGAAACAAAAGAGGGGCAACAGCCCGATGCGTTACAAGTCGCTAGGGATAACAGATGTGAAGATAGACGTAACGAGCCGGAAAATATCGGGCTACGGAGCGATATGGAATAACATTGACGATGCGGGCGACATGCTTGTAAAAGGTTGTTGTTCTAAATCTATCAGCGAGCGCGGGCCGGGTAGTGCTACTAACCGTAAAATGGTGTTCTTAAATCAGCATGAAACAGATGAGCCGTTAGGCCGATTGATTGTGCTGGTAGAAGATGAAAAGGGTTTATACTTCGAGGCGGAACTAGACCCAATAACTAAGGCAGACGAAGTATTGATACAACTTCAGTCAGGCACTTTGAATCAATTCAGCATAGGGTACAACTACGTGTGGGACAAATGCGAATGGGTTGGCGGCGACAAAATGCAGCCAGGGTATTTACTGGTAAAGGAAATTAACCTATTTGAAATTTCAGTTGTAACATTTGGCTGCAACGAAGAAACAGGCTTTGAAGGCATGAAAGGCAGTAAGGCAGTAACGCCAATAGTTGAAGACATGGCAAAGCTATTGTTTGCCATTGACGCTGAAAGTAAGTCATTGCCGTTTGCGGTATCATTGAAAGTTAAACAGCTACTATCTAAATATATCGCACTCAGCG